GTTCTGTGGTGGACTTCTTGAGGGGGATTGTCATCCGTGGCGTGGAACCATCAGTAGGCTGTCTTCGGACGCACGAATGTCTATTGCCATGTCACTATTTCTTTTCCGGAAATGTATACCATCTCCTGAGCCGAATTGTGACCATTATGTTGAGAGAATGTCAGAACAGTCGCCGTTACCGGACGGTTGCTTTCTTCAATTCGTTCAACGAGAGGTGAGGAAGATGTTTCCTCCTGGATGGGATAGGGAGTACTACCCCAATGCGGCTCTCAACAGTGTCCTGCCTGTTAAGAGTTGTATCCAGCGCGGTTTGTCGAAGGGTGGTTGTAGATTGGAGGTTCTTGGTCGTCATGATAAATGGAATACTCATCATGATTTCGTTATGAGGGTGCTCACCGAGCAATCATACCAGGATCTTCTTCCGTCCCGCGTCAGAGCGGTCGAGACGGGTGGTAAGTGGCGGATCGTCTCCGTCGGTGACGCGGAAATGAACATCCTCCGTCCGCTTCATACCAGCATCTACAACCGAATTAGTCGGTTTAGTTGGCTTCTCCGAGGTGAAGCTAACGCGAATAAGTTCAAGGATTTTGCGCCCCGTGAGGGGGAGGTCTTTGTCAGTGGTGACTACGAGAGTGCCACGGATAATCTCAACATCTGGGTTCAAAAGGTGATATTGAACGGGATTTTGAGGGGGACTAGCTGGGTCCCTGACCACGTGAAAGAACTTGCTCGTTCATCGCAAGAAATGGTCGTGACGTCTGGTGGCGTCACCTTGCGACAGAGAACCGGCCAATTGATGGGAAACCTCCTTTCCTTCCCGTTGCTGTGTATTGTTAATTATCTGGCGTTTCGCTATTACACTGGCAACGACCATTCGATCCCGGTCAGGATCAATGGTGACGATATTGTATTCAGGTCACGTCGAGACGTGGCCGATCGTTGGATGCGTGAGGTGGTAGGATCCGGACTAACCCTCTCTAAGGGGAAGACACTTGTGTCTTCGAGATACTTCTCCCTCAATTCGCGACTTTTCAAGGCATTAACCGTCCCGCGGTTAGTGCCGAGCATTCGATCATCCGCCTTCGGCTTCCGGAAGCTTGAGGATGGCGTCGCCGGCTTTCAGGGTCGGTGGCGTAGAGTGCTTAAAGATTTTCCGTGTGGCGCTCGTCGTCGCGCGGTCCTTGAAGAAGAGTTTTTGAGGTGGAATGTACCCTACATCGTCGCTAGTCGTAGGTCGGTGACGAGAGGGTTGGATTGTAAGTTCGGTGTCGAGTCGTTATCCCGTCTCAATCTCTGGAAAAGAGAGGTCTTCTATCTCTCTCTTGAAAAAGAGGCTCCTCTTCCCGCGTCACCCGCGGTCGTTGACCAAAAGAGGATACCAGACGGTTGGGTGCTACGGCGCATCGAAAATTACAATAAAGAAGTAAAGGAAATTCAGAAGCGGATCGGGCCCGAGTTTATCGCTTGTGCTTGGTCGCCGGCTTCGTTGACAGGCGAGGAG